GTGGGGGATACCCAATGGATTAAATGTAAATTTGATAAAGATAGGATGGTTGTGAATGAAATGTATGATATAGCAATATTCCGTCTCTCACCCGGTTCAATAGGTTTTAGAGGTTCTATAATCAAACCTGAAGCTGTAATAGGTTCTTTTATTTCTGACAATGATTTAAGAAAAATTGGATACACAACTATAATGGTCTTAGGAGGAGAAGGAAATACCCAAAATGCTTTTGCCAAGAAACAACAGAACGTTGATCCCATACGAGTTAAGAAATGGATAGTCTCCCCTGGTGATGTCCTTCATGCTACAAATTTGATGAGTGTGCAGGGTGATTGTGGGAGACCGTGGATGATTACCTCTGGAGAGTGTCTGAATAAGGTGGCTGCCATTCATATGGCTGTCACCGACGCGGGCACTTCGTATGGCGCCTTTGTTACGCAGGAACTGTTGAAAACTGCTTTGGCATCCCTAGTGGATGGTGAGGTAACTCTGACCGGTCCTGTTACTATCAGAGGGGCCAACGTGATCCAGTGGAGGATGCTGAATGTGAATGAAAAAGTTTTTGTTCCTAACAGAACAAAATTAGTGGAAAGCCCTATAGCCGATTACCTGTACACCATGGGACATAAACCGGAAAAACAGCCTGCACCACTTTGCTCTGGTGACTATCGCGTCGATGCGGATGTTAGAGATGATCCGGCTCGCCGCGCTTTTAATCAGAGACTTATTCCCGATATACCGCCTGCAAAACCAAGAGTAGTTGAGTTGGCTAGGAGACAAGTGAAGCGTCATCTGAAAGAAAATTTGGAATGGCCTGTTACACCTAGGATCTTGACCCCTCAGGAAGCTGTTGGAGGCGTGCCTGGGAAGCTCGCAAGTGTAACTATGTCGAGCTCCCCTGGTTGGCCTCTTCTCAAATTTGCAACCGAAAAAGGAAAACGATCGTTTCTTAGGCTTAGATCTGATGGCATGAACTTGGAGTATGAACCTACAGAAGCTCTCTTGGAGGAGTTGGACATGTATGACAGATATTTGTCAGACCCCGAGAACACCGAGAGACCTGATGTTAGGTGGTTGATGTACACCAAGGACGAACTGAGACCCATTGATAAGATCAAAAGAGGGGCCGTGCGTTTAACAGCGTGTGGACCACTCGCTTTGTGGGTCAAAGCTCGAGAAATGACTGGAACTTTTATGGCTGCTCTGAACTTTTCTTGGCG